TCGAAGAAGTTGAACAACGAGTTGAAAAACAATTTCCATCTAAGTTAGGATTTGTTTTAGACTTTATGCGACTAATACCAAGGGAGACTTAAAATGGAACTAACCGCCTCACATGCCATGCAGGGCGTTTTGTTACTAGTAACGATAGCTGGCGGTTATGCAGTGGTTAAATCTAATTTAAGTCGCGTAATGCAAGATCTTGAGTTGTTCCACAAGAATCACGACAAATACAAGTCTAATTTTGATGAAAGACTAGATGCTGCTGAATCAGATAGAAGTGTATTGACCGCTCGCGTAAATACATTAGCCTCGATAAATTCCGTGGATAACCTTGCGGATCTTAATTCGCGTCTTGCTCGCCTTGAAATGGGCCAAGAAATGTTATTTAAAGAAACCGATATGATGAAAAAATTACACAACGGCAAACATCCTAAACAAGATTAATTCTTGTTTTGTTTCCTCCCATGTAATTTTTTCCATAGATAACTGTCTAAGTTGGCTACATAATGGTTAATTTTAAGTAGTATCTGTCTTATCATAATGAGTTTCTTTTAAACTTTTGCACGGTGTTCCAATCTATTACAGTTTGTCTGTCACTTTTTAAAATTACATCCGTAAACTGCAACCCTTTCATTTTTTGTGCAACCCTTTCTTCTCTTTCTTTGGGATTTTTAACAGTTTTCGGCCAACCTAGAGCATCTTCTTTAGTTCTTTTAGGCATTTTTCATTCCTTAACCGTGTAATTAAGAATCTTTTGTGGGTATTTGTAGGTTAACACAAGAAAAATCTTACAACAAAGGTATTTTTGGTTTGTTGAACACTAAAAACAGGGTATAGTTCTAAAATAGACAAAAGGTTCCTGAAAATGGCTCGCAAAAAAGAAAAGCCTATCCGACGCACTACGACGGGCAAAGGCGCTAACTATCGTAAGACTAAAGATGGCGCTGGGATGACAAAAGCAGGCGTAGACAGGTATAAAGCAAAGAACCCTGGGTCTAAACTTAAAACAGCGGTAACCGGTAAAGTTAAAAAAGGCAGCGCGGCTGCAAAACGCCGCAAAAGTTACTGCGCTCGATCACTAGGACAATTAAAGAAGAGCTCTGCAAAGACTAGAAACGACCCTAATTCTAGGATTAGGCAGGCTCGTAGACGTTGGAAATGTCGTAATAGCTAAAGGAGATATGTTATGAAAAAACCTATGATGAAAAAGAAAGGTATGGCTCGCGGTGGCGTTGTTAAGAAAAGAAACGGCGGCATGATGAAAAAGAAAGGTATGGCCCGCGGCGGTGTTGTTAAGAAAAGAGGCGGCGGCATGATGAAAAAGAAAGGTATGGCTCGCGGTGGCGCTGTTAGACGTTAAACATGCCTTATTTACAAAGCAACATCCCGCATTTTCATTGCTGGGTGCGAAGAGAGTTTACACACAACCATAGTAAATACCATGGAGAGTTTCTCCATGGTATGGCTATTGCAGTTACTACGATTCCAGATCGTTCTTTAAGTTTTCAGGTTATTTTTACAGGTTGTGAAAGTGACGATACAGATGATGAAAATATTCATGGAGGAGCTATGTGGGCGAGAATGCCCATCACGGCGCTTGTTGCGGACACACCTCTAGAAGAATGGCCCGACAGGATGATGACTCATCTTGCACAGCCTTGGGATTGTAGCTCTAGAAATCATTCTGTTATAGAGTATGACAGAACAAGCTCAAGCCCGTGGCTCTGTAAGATTGACGGAGAGTTTTATACAGGAAAGTATATGTTTACTGTCGATTATACAGATTCACGGATTGCAGACTGCCCTGCTCAACACAAACAAAGTCACGTTATCGAACTTACAGATGCTGGAGCATGGACCGGGAACATTATAGCGTTGCCAAACAACAGAGTTAGGACGACAAGCCCCGCGCTTTGGGAAACAGGAACCGGGGCGCCTGATTTTAAGCCCAGTCAGTGGATGCACAACGCGGAATCAGACGAAAGTTATATGGACCCTTCCGTAACTTTTGATAATCTGTATAGTACAGGCAAGGAGAAAAAGAAAAATGCCAAAACTAGGTAAGCTTTCTTATTATAGAAAAGGTGGAGAAGCCAGTTCCAAGAGTAAGGGCAGTAAAATTTGTCCTAAAGGCAAGGCTTGGGCAAAAAGAACCTTTGACACGTATCCGTCGGCGTATGCCAACATGGCGGCTTCAAAGTATTGCAAAGATCCAAATTATGCTAAAAAATCTAAAGGTAAGTAACAATGGGTGCCTTAAAAGATTGGGTAAAGCAAGATTGGGTGAGAATCGGTCCTGACGGCTCGATTAAGGGCAAATGCGGCACGTCTAAAGACAAGAAGAACCCTGACCGTTGTTTGCCTCGTGCAAAAGCCAATAGTTTATCTAAGGCAGAACGTGCAAAAACTGCTCGAAAAAAGAAAAGAGAAGGGCGAAAAGGAAAAACTGTTGTAAAAAACACGAAGGCTGCGGTAGTTCGCGCTTCTACAGGGGGTTTTGCTGTTCGAGGACGAGGTGCTATGAGTCCTTCTAAAAAAACAAGGTGTGTGGTGAAATAATTATGGATAGCATACATTTAGCAGAGCACCTTTTAAAATCTATTGAAGAACGTCGTTCCAGAATAGCCGAATCTATTTGTGCAGGTTCAGCAAAAAACTTTGAAGAATACAAACAACTTGTTGGCAATATCGAATCTTTAGATTATATAGGACAAGAGTTGAGAGAAATCTTAGAAAAGGCGGATTAATGTCAGATAAATCTGAAGTTGCTAATGTTGTTTCTATTGAAGAAGCTTATGTTAAACCTGAAGAAAGGGTGCTTGACCCTTCTAAAATTCCTCAAGAAACATTTGATCGTCTTCCAAATCCTACGGGATGGAGACTTTTGATTCTTCCATATGCCGGAAAAGGTAAGACAGAAGGTGGTGTGCTTTTGCCGGATTCTGTTGTAGAGAGGGAATCTGTAGGAACTGTTTGTGGTTATGTATTGAAAACAGGTCCTTTAGCTTACGACGATAAAACAAAATTTCCTAGTGGTGCGTGGTGCCGCAAAGGAGATTGGATTATTTTTGGTCGATATGCGGGTGCTCGCTTTAAGATTGATGGTGGTGAGGTTCGCATTTTAAATGACGATGAGGTCATAGCCGTTATACAAGATCCGGATGATATCTTGCACTATTAACATGGAGATTAGCCATGCCAGAAGCTAACGAAGAACTAGCCGTAGACCTTCCAACCTCCGGCGAGGACGTAGAAGTAGAAGTAACTGCTTCTTCTGAAGAAAACACTGAAGAAGAACAAAATGAAACAGAATCTTCTGAAGAACACGAAAATTACAGTAAGAATGTAAAAAAAAGAATAGACAAGCTTACAAAAAAAGCACGGGAAGCTGAAAGACAGCAACAAGCGGCTATTCATTATGCTAAAAGTGTACATGCTGAAAATGAATCTTTAAAAAATCGCGTTCAAAGTTTAGATCAAGGTTATGTCGAAGAGTACGGAGACCGCGTAGCAAGTCAAACAGAGTCTCTAACTCGTGATTTAGAAACAGCAATTGCTACTAATGACACGTCTGCCCAGGTAGAACTAAATAAAAAACTAGCTCAAATGGCTATTGAGGAAGAGCGGGTTAGAACGGCTAAACAACAACAGGCTCAACAGGCTCAACAGGCTCAACAGGCTCAACAGGCTCAACAAGTTTTGCCTCAAGCTCCTTCTGCACCCACAAGGGCAGATCCAAAAGCCGAAGACTGGGCAAGTCGCAACGAATGGTTTGGACAAGATGAGGCCATGACTTTTGCGGCTTTTGGAATACACAAAAAATTAGTTGAAGAAGAAGGCTTTGACACAGAGTCTCCTTCGTACTACGATGAAGTAGATGCAAGAATGCGTGAAGCATTTCCACACAAGTTTAATGGAAACGCTTCACACTCAGAAAGCCGGAGACCACAACAATCCGTAGCTTCTGCCACTCGTTCCGGTTCTTCCGGGCGCAAAACAGTACGGTTATCCCCAAGTGAAGTTGCGATAGCAAAAAAACTAGGGGTTCCTCTAGATCAGTACGCGAAACACAAACGCTAGGAGTAAAGCATGGTTGAAAATAAACAAACACTAGACAGATCTCCTCGCGCTTCCAAGACCCGAACGGCAAAACCGAGAAGGAAATCTTGGGCTCCTCCATCCTTATTGGATGCACCCGACCCCCCAGAAGGCTATGTCCATAGGTGGATACGTTCTGAGGTCCGGGGTTTTGATGACCGAAAAAATATTTCTGCCCGTTTAAGAGAAGGGTGGGAGCTAGTTCGGAAAGAAGAATACCCTGATTTTGAAGCACCAACTATAGACGAAGGCAAATACGAAGGTGTTTTTGGTGTGGGCGGATTACTTTTGGCGCGGATACCTGTAGAAATTGTTGAAGAACGTTCTGACTACTTCAAACGACAAAATGTTGATGCTATGCAAGCGGTTGACAACGATTTATTTAAGGAAAATCAGCACCATTCGATGGCGATCCAAAATCCGGAGCGTCAGTCGCGTGTAACATTTGGAGGTCCTAAATCGTCGACTTAGGACTTACTGTTTTAACTTTATTGCTTTAAGGAGCACTAGAAATGGCAAATACGAACGGAAGCTTTGGCCTCCGTCCGCTCAATAAATTGGGCGGTGGAGCCAATTCCACTGGTCTTACAGGCTATACTCCTTATGAAATCGCTAACGGCAACACAGACAAGATTTATCAGGGTCAAGTGGTTATTCCTCTTGCTTCTGGTTTTATTGACCACACAGCTAATGCTGCTGGTGGAAGTGTCAGTCACTTAGGCGTATTTCAAGGATGTGAGTATGTCTCTAGTACTACTGGAAAACCAACTTTCAGTAACTTTTGGCCCGGATCGGGAGCAGATAGCAACCATCCAATCAAAGCCTTTGTTATTGATGACCCAATGCAGTTGTATGTAATTGCATCGGATGCGTCTTTGACTAGTAAAGCAAACGCACGAGCAAGTGTGTTTCTAAACGCTAGTCTGTCTACTGGTATCACTGGTACCGATTCTACAGGCGTTTCTTTAGGTCGTCTCGGCGTCAGCACGTTAGCTACTACCAACAGCCTTACTCTACGGCTTATGGGTTGGCTAGAAGATCCTATGAACGAGGATTTTACCGCTGCTGGCATTCCTTTAATCGTTAGGTTGAATAACCCTTTCAATGCTCCCGTTGGGTCCATTGCTGCGGGTACTCCTTCAACCACTGGCGTATAGGAGGGTTTGAATAATGGCTATTAGTAGAGCACAACTCGTAAAAGAGTTGGAACCCGGCCTGAACGCATTGTTCGGAATGGAGTACGATCAATATGATCGTGAGCACGAGGA